TGATTGAGATTCCGCGTGCAGCGCTGACTGCCGACCGCATCGCTACGGAAGCCGAATACTTCTCATTCGGTACGAACGACCTGACCCAGATGACTTTCGGCTACTCACGCGACGACATCGCCAGCTTCTTGCCTGCATACCTCGAGAAGAAGATTCTGAAAGTGGATCCGTTCCAGGTACTGGACCAGAAAGGTGTGGGCCAGCTCATCAGAATGGCTGTAGAGAAAGGCCGCAGCATTCGTCCGGGTATGCGCACCGGTATTTGCGGCGAGCACGGCGGCGAACCTTCATCTGTGAAGTTCTGTGCACGCATCGGTTTGGATTACGCTTCTTGTTCTCCGTTCCGTGTGCCTATCGCCAGACTTGCTGCGGCGCAGGCTGCCATTGAAGGCTGATATTTGGAGATGTAATATATTGATAAACAATGTTTTTTATGGGCTTACAGTGCTGAGAATGTACTGTAAGCCCATATTCGTTTTATCTGCATTCTAATCACTTTATGCGGGGTTTCGCTTTGGAGGGTTTAGAAATATTTAGTAATTTTGCAATGCCCGGTTTAGAAAGGTTTAGAAAGAAGTTTAGAAATTTAATAAACTGTAAATCAAAAATATATGGCTACATTTAAAACTTGTGTGCAGAAACAGCGTAAAGATGGATTCTATCAGGTGTATATACGTGTCACCCATTCAAAAAAAAGCATGTATATAAAAACGGATAAATTCGTTAATTCAAAAGGACTTGATGCGAATGGTGGCATAAAGGATACATTTGTGCTGAAGTATTGCATCAATAAGATTTCCGATTTTATTGAACGTCTGAATAAGATGGATATTACGAATTGGACTGTGCATGATGTTGTCTCCTATCTGAACAAGGCAGATGAAGATATATGCTTTTCGGAATATGCTCGCAAATATAAGTTTGAAATGGCCAGGCGTGGGCAAAAGAGGAATGCAAGAAATTACGAGTTGGCTTATCAGCATCTTGAGCGCTATGCCGGAACCAACAAACTTATGTTCTCTAGATTTACTACAAATTTTATAGACGGGTGGATTAAGTCGCTCTCTGAAACTGCAAGGGCAAAGGAAATGTATCCTATATGTATTAGGCAGATTTTCAAACAAGCAGTATTGGATTATAATGATTATGACAGAGGTATTATTATGATAAAAACTAATCCGTGGCTGAAGGTAAAGATACCGGCAGCGGACAAGCCGGAAAAACGTGCAATTACACCGGAAGAATGCCGGGCTTTCTTTTCATCTCCGCTTCCCGAAAGTAAGATGAAGGACCCTCTTCCTGAACTGGGACGTGATGTCGCTATGATGGTGTTGTGCCTTGCGGGGATAAATACCGTTGATTTATATGATATGAAAAAGGGGAATTATGAAGATGGGGTATTGAAATATCAGAGGGCAAAGACAAAAAAAACACGTACAGACGGAGCCTATATGGAGATGAGAGTTCCAGCTATTCTGAAACCCGTTATAAAGAAATATATTGCAGAAGAAGGTGATGAGCATTTATTCTCATTCTACAAGAGGCATACTACTTCTGACAGTTTTAGCGCCAATGTGAATATCGGAATAAAAAAGATATGCGAGAATATGAATATTCCCAAGTCTAATCAGTATTGCGTGTACACCTTTCGACATACCTGGGGGACAATTGCACAGAATGATTGCGGTGCGTCCATATCCGATGTGGCTTTTGCCATGAATCATAGTAATGGACATAACATAACACGTGGATATATCAAGATTGATTTTTCTCCAGCATGGGAATTGAATGAAAAGGTAATAGACCTTATTTTCTTTTCCACCCAAAAATCACATAGAGAGCAGCAGGCAGAGGATAGCGGATTGCGGATATCTCCTAAGTATCTTGTCCGGGGAAGCTTGTTTTTTCGAGGGAAGATGCTGCATGAGATAGAAGACATTGGATTCAACAATAAGGAAGAGGTTATTTCCCGACTGTATGAGTATGTGCCGGAGGACATTCCGGAGCGTTCCATGCTGCAGTTCAAGATAGAGAATAGGGATAGGTCTCAAGTGGCAGTATATGAGAGAATGAAGGTGAAGACAAGATGAATTTCCAATTAAATGTTAAATATATCACTATGTCGGATAATTTATTGTGATTTATTTTGTAGTTATATCGGAATATTGTATATTTTCATTGTGATAATAAAACAACAGATAACAACAATTTAAAAACATAAGATTATGAAGGCGATTACATTATCAGAGGTTGCAATGCTGAGAGAGCCTATACAGGAAACAGCACACCGGAACAACGCATTCGATTCATTGAAAACATGTCAGATGAGGAATACATGAAGATGTATAATGAAGTTGCCGCAAAAACACCAAGCCATGGCACAAGAAAGTAAATACTCATACGACGAGGAAAGCGTGAAGGCTATCGTCCATTGGGCTTTGACAGCCCCGCTTCCCAAGGAGGTGACATTAAGTGAATCGGAACACATACTTGACACGTCCATGTACGTCCATGCCAACATCTGTGACATCAACCAGCACTATCCGGACCCGTTCTACAATCCGGCGATTGATAGGTTGTATCGGTTGAAGGAGCATATTGGCGAATAATCGTTTTATTAGTGAAATCGGCGAAAGAGGAGCGTTAATGAGCGTTTCTCTTTTTTTATTTACCATATTTTTGTAACTTTGTAACACGTATGATGTTGTACGTTACCAATCCTGACGAAAAGACATGGGAAAATCCTTAACTGTTAAGCAAGAAAACTTCTGCAATTATTACATTGAAAGCGGTAATGCTTCCGAGGCCTATCGTCGCGCCTATTCGTGTGGGAAGATGAGAGACAAACAAGTGTGGGAAGAATCTTGCAAATTGTTGTCTTCCCCAAATGTAGCCCAAAGGGTAAAGGAACTTCAGAATGAGCAAAAATGGAAGTCCGACATAACCAAAGAACGCATTTTGCAGGAATTATCTGGAATCGCATTCTCTACCATAGCTGATATGCACAATACTTGGATTGAACGCAAGGAATTTGACATGCTTTCCAAGAAAGAAAAATCCGCAATAAAAAGTATATCCACTAAGACGCTTAAAAAAAATATTGGAACAAGAGATGAACCGGAAATAGTGGACGTTGAATATGTGAAGATAGAACTATATGATAAGATTAAGGCTATTGAACGCATTTGTAAAATGCTTGGATTCGATGCCGCCTCGGAGATAAATGTCAATACTCCCAAACCCATGAGTGTGGAGGAAGCCAAACTACTTATTAAAGGATTATGATTGATGGTAACATATATCTTAGGGCATTCTGCCTATCCGGTACACTCAATTATACAAGGTTCTTTTTCAAGAGTAAAACCGGAAGAAGATTTGTCGTCAACAGACACCATGAGGTAATATGCAATGCGCTTGACAATGTTATTGCTGGAAAGATAAAGAAACTGATAATAAATATAGCTCCGCGTTATGGGAAGACTGAACTTGCTGTGAAGAACTTCATATCCGAGGGGCTTGCTGTAAATCCAGCATCCAAGTTCATACACCTTTCCTATTCTGACGACCTTGCCCATGACAATTCCGAAGAGATAAGGGATATTGTCAAATCTGAGGACTACCGCAACTTGTTCCCTTACGTCCAGATAAAGGATGGCTCCGATAGTAAAAAGAAATGGGTAACTACATCGGGAGGAGGAGTATATGCAGTATCTACTGGTGGGCAGATTACTGGATTTGGTGCCGGAGAGGTTGATGATATAGGAGATGAGATAGAAGGGATTTCTGCTACTGGAAAATTTGCCGGTGCCGTGGTCATTGATGACCCTATAAAACCGGAGGACGCTCTTTCCGACTTGAAAAGGGAGAAGGTTAACCAGCGTTTTGAAACTACTATCCGTAACCGTGTGAACAGCCGGAATACGCCTATTATTATTATAATGCAGCGTCTCCATGAGAATGATTTGTGCGGCTATCTGATGAAGACCGAACCGGGAGAGTGGACTGTAATTTCGTTGCCGGTCATTGAATATGATAAAGATGGGAGTGAAGTCCCTCTTTGGGAATTCAAGCATGAATTGAAAGAACTACATAATCTTCGTAGAATAAATCCTTTCGTGTTCGAAACGCAATACATGCAGAACCCTAAGCCGATGGAGGGGCTTATGTATGGCAAGTTTAAAACATACAAGGAAATCCCATATACTAATAGGGCTATACGCAAGAACTATACAGATACTGCAGACACTGGGGAGGATAATCTGTGTTCCATAAACTATATAGACACAGAGATAGGTAACTTCATATTGGATATCGCTTACACCAGTGCTTCTATGGAAGTGACGGAGCCTATGGTTGCCACTATGTTGGCAAAGGATAATATAACCATATCCAACATTGAAAGCAATAACGGGGGCAGGGGATTTGCCCGGAATGTGGAAGCCCAGTCCAGGATAATGGGGAACAATACTACGGAGATAAGATGGTTTCACCAGTCGGGAAACAAAGAAGTGCGTATATTCACACGTGCGGCACAAGTCATGAACCTTACCTACATGCCGGAAGGATGGGAGACCTTGTACCCTGAGTTTTATGCGGAGATAAGCGGCTTCAGGAAAAAGGGGAAGAATGCTCACGACGATGGGGCAGACTGCCTTACCGGCTGCGTTGAGAAACGTGGAGAATTTGATTATGAAAGTTATGATGATATAGATATATGCGGGATAAATGGCATTGTGGAGATACATCCTCTGATAAACGGAAGGTTCGCGTATGTGAAAGCGTATGTCGTGGACGGAACAGTTTATATAGCGGAGGCATATATCGGGAATGCCCTGCCATTGGACGATGTTTCCGCTGTGGTGAAGAATGCGGAAGTGAACATCGAGGCCCCCAATACGATGCTGCATTATGTTAGGGATTACCGCGCATCCATCGGGGAGGTGTGGGCAAGGCAGGAAAGGGGAAGCAAGTTTCCGTATATTGAATCTTTCAAGGCTTTGGTTGCGAAATTCAAGTTCAAACGTTCTTCGGACATGGAAGGCTTCATGCGAAATCTTATGGACTATGATGGCAAGGACGTGTATGAGGCAATGTATGTCCTCTGCTGTGTTGCGGATAGAGCGAAAAGGAAGGGATTATTAAAAATAGGACATTGATTTCTGTATTACCCCCGTGATTTTTTTGCCTGATATTTGAAGAATATTAAAAATGGAGTATACTTGCCAGCAATGCAGATGGTGGGGAATATTAATTAACCTTGAAGCCTATCTTTTTATATTTTATTTGGAATGTTATTTGGAATAATTCTAAATAATATGTATATTTGCATCCGTAGGGTCACTTACAAGCGTATGAAGTTGTACGCAACCGTATCATAGGACTAAATCACTAATATATGGGAGTGGCCGCATTTATGTGCAGTCACTCCTGCTTTGTATATGGGCATATTTACTAAATTCTGGAAGCCAAAGGAAGGGAAAGCGATTCCGATGCGGGAAAATGTAAACCGCGTGGAAAGGGATGCTGAAGGAAATTACTGGTTCCTTTCAGACTTGTTCGGCCATCGTACTAAATGGAAGACCTATTATGACATGACCGATGATAAGGAAAAAGCAGAGGCGCTTTCCGCTTGTACGCCATTCTTCACTGTAGTGGACAAGATAGGTTCCATGATGTCAAGAGGCGTTCCTTATGTGGTGGATAAGAATGGCAATGAGAAAAGGTCCTATGCTGACATCCGCAATATATTGGATACCCCTAATCCATTACAGACATTCTCCTCATTTGTAAAGCAGATAGAAATCTGCCTTAAGGTGTTCGGGTATTGTCCTATAGTCCTTGTAAGAATCGGAATGGGAAGTGTGCCAAGGGCTATGTGGATTGTCCCTCCTGAACTGTTCCATATTGTCGGTACCGGAAAGGTATTCCGGCAGTTTGAACTTTCGGAAATTGTTTCAGAGGTTTATATTGATTGGGGAGGTAAACGTCTGAAATTAGAGGATTACGAATACCTTATCATATATGACAGCAATATCCGTATATCCGATGGAATATCTGATATCCAATTCGAGTCCGTCTCGGATAGTTTGTCCCAACCTATATCCAATTGGGTGGCTTCTATGTCGGCGAGCCATACGCTTCTGGTCAACGGAGGTCCCAAAGGGGTATTGTATAATGACTATACAGACCAGATGGGCAATATGGCTCTTACTTCGGAGGACGAGAAAGAGATAAAGGATAGGTTCAAGCGTGACTATGGGCTTGTAAACAAGGAATACCCGATATTGGTCACGCGTAAAAAACTTGGATGGCTGGCGCTTGATTTTGATGCTAACCAGTTGAAGCTTCACGAAGAGGACAAGCGGTGTACAGATAAGATTGCCAATGCGATGGGGATTAATGCCAATCTCTTCACAGATGCCAAATACGACAATCTGGAAAGTGCCGGTAAAAAGGCATACCAGGATGTGATAATTCCCGACAGCATAAAGATAGCTAGATGTCTTACGCGAGCGATATGCCCCGAGGGTGTATTCATAAAGATAGACTTTACAGACGTCGAATGTCTTCAGAACAACAAGGAGACGGAAGCCAATACTCTTGTAAAGGTTGCCGACGCATTACAGAGGTTGCTTGACAAGTCCTTGATTACTCATGACGAGGCGCGTATTGAAGTGGCTAGATATATAGAAATTGACCCGGAAAACCCGAAAGGAGAATTTTCAAGTCCTTCTGATGTACTGGATGGAGAAAACAATAGTTAATGAAAATGAATATGGGAACGGAGATTAATAAATACAAAGGCAAGATGGGAATGCAACATAAGGTGTTCTCCATCAATTCAAAGGAAGCCCAATATGATTCTGAAAGCCGTACAATCAGCGGATATGCTGCAGTGTTTGGTAATAGGGATAAGGTTGGAGACGTTCTGTTGAAAGGGTGTTTTTCCAAGAGCATACAGGAACGTGGCCCACAAAGCAGTGCCAACGATAAGATATTGCTCTTATGGATGCACGACATGAACGAGCCTATCGGGGCGATTACTGAACTCCGCGAAGACGAAAAAGGGCTTTATTTTGAAGCCCGTGTAGATGAAATAGATATTGGCGATAGGGCTATCAAACAACTGGAATCAGGTACTCTCAACCAATTTTCTATAGGTTACAGCTATGTTTGGGAAAAGTGCGGATACAATGAGACTGGTACAGACTTTCTTGTAGGCGAAGTAAAGCTGTATGAAGTTTCCGTAGTATCTATCGGATGTAACGGAGAGACAGAATATCTTGGCCTTAAATCTATGGAAGAGTACGACAATGTCTATAAGAGCCTCAATGAAGAAATTGCATTGCTATGCAAAAACATGAGCGTTCTCAAGCAACAGCGTTTTCAAAATATAATATCCAAAGCAATGTCACTTGCTTCTTTCAGGCCGGAGAATGCCTTTGATGCTCCACCTGCAGGAAAGGGAGCCGACAATGACGGAGGTAGTGAGGAAAAAGAATTGTATAAACTTTTAAAATTAAAATCGGTATGAAATTAGGATTTATGGAGCTTCTGGATACGTCCAGTTTGCCTGAAGAAAGCAAAAAATTCTTCGAGGCTATGGACGAAAAAATGGGAACTGCTCTTGAGGAGCAAGTGAAAGGTTTCCTTATGAATGAAGTGAAATTGGATGAGTTGCGCAAATCCATCAAGGATGCTGCAGATTCTATCAATGAAATCAAGGGCAAGGAATTTCCTGGTATTGACAAAAAGACTTTTGATGAAAAGGTCAATGAGTTGGAGAATGCCATTCTACGTGTGAAGGCAGCTACTGAAATCAGTGGAAATGGAGAAATAAAGGTTAAATCCGTTTATGACCAGCTTTACGAACAGTTGAAGGAGTATATTACGACGGACAAGAAAGGGGTTTCAACCCTTGACCTCAAGGAGGCCTGCAAATCCGCTCCTGGAAACAAGCTGGAAGTAAATATTGTATTGGATAAAAAAGGAACTGCCGCCACCATTGCGTCTGGCTCCTTGGCTCCTCACTATGGGGTTGAGATTGATCCAAATTTGTCTGTCAATCCCAGAACGCAGACAGTCATAAGGAATTATGCAAACGTGTCCAGTACGAATAGCCGTTCCCTGATTTACGCTGAATATGTGAGCAAGGACGGTGATGCCGCATGGGTTCCGGAAGGAGGACTTAAGCCTCTTATGGATGCTACATTGGCAGAAAAGACTGTGACCGCTGCAAAAATAGCCATTGCCGCAAAATTCACAGAAGAAACATTGACGGATTTCCCCAGCTTTGTTAATGAGGTTCAAAGCGAAATGATAAACAAGCTTGGAATTAAGGAAGAACAAGGTATTCTGGACGGAAAAGGGTCTGACGGAGAAATCAAGGGGGTAGCTGCAGACATGCCGGCATTCTCATTGACTGGTTTCAATGTGGAGAAAGCGAACATGTTTGATGCCCTCGTCGCCTCATATTCACAGATTGTCTCTGCAAGCGAAATGGCTTATCGCCCGAACCTTGTGTTGATGAACCCACTGGATTATGCGACAATGCAGTTGACAAAGGATGCAAACGGGCAGTATCTCCGTCCTTTCCGCTATGGAGACGAGCTGATTCAAGGGTTGCGCGTGGAAACCACTACCGCCGTAAAGCAGGGAGACTTTATTATGGGAGACTTCTCTTACCTAAATATACGTGACCTTTGGACCTTGTCTATGTCTGTTGGCTGGGAAAATGACGATTTCCGCAAGAACATTGTCACTGTATTGGCAGAGAAACGATTGATGTGTTACATCAAGTCACAGTACAAGACTGCTTTTGTGAAAGATACATTCGCCACGGTTATTGAAGGTATAACTCCGGCATCACCGGGCGTAGGTGGATAAACGATAAATATCATATGACTATGGACAAAGAATATAAAATGAATTTGACCAAGCGTTACGAAGTGACGTTTGTAAAGGATGGAGTGAAGTATAAATCTGGAGATAAGGTGTCGGTAGGAATGCCCCTTGCAAGCAGATTCTATGCGGAAGGGAAAATCGAGGTATCCAGCGACCTAATGAATGATGCCAAGGCATTGGGATGTGAAGAGCTGTTTACAAAACGTAAAAGGAAAGAGACTGTATGATAATTGACTACACATATTTCACTGGGTTATTGAGTGTCGGGATAGGTCCCGACACTGGAGCTCCTTCTGTAACCAGAGAAGCGGAAAAGAACCGGATAGACACTTATATTGATATATATGAGATTGAATATCTGAATAATATTCTTGGTGATGATATGTGTAGTGAATTTGTCTCCTATATTGAATCTCGTGAAGATAGTGTTGAAAAATGGGAAAAGTTGTACGCCTTGTTATCAGAGAAGTATAGCCCCATAGCGTGCTATGTGTTCTTTAAATACATATCAGAAGGCAATTATAGTGTGACAAGTGTAGGGACAGTGACCTCTTCGGATGAGGATGCGGTTTCCCCTATAGTGTTGCAGATAAGAGCTTGGAATGATATGGTAAATATGAACAAAAGGATCTATGAGCTGCTTCAATCCGTAGAATACAAAGGTGTTTGCTTTAATCCTTGCATGTTGCGCAAGATAAACATTATGGGAATATGAAATCAGTAAACAAGATTTTTGAAGATGTGGTTAAACGTGTTGCCATCAAATATGGAAATAATGTTTCGTACTTGTTTGGAGATTGGGCGTACATAAGCAACCAGCTTACAGTATGGAACCAATCGCCCAAAACCAGCCCATTGAAATTTCCTATTGTTTGTCTGTATTCTCCCTTTGTGGAGGATAGGACGGAGGCAGAGACAAGAGCATCCCTTGATTTCATTATTATGGTAAACACTTTGAAAACCTACACGAATGAAGAGAGGGAAAAGACTTCGTTTGAGCAGGTACTTCGGCCTATTTATCAACTTTTCATTGATGAAATTAAAAAGGATTCTTCCATTAAAAGCAATTATAATGGGATAATTCCCCATTCTTATTCGGAGAACTACCGGTATGGGCGTGTTGGGGTAATAGGGGAAGACGGAAAACCGTTCCATGATTTTATCGACGCTATCGAAATTAAAGAAATGAATCTAACTTTTAAAGAAACAAAGTGCTATGGCAACAGATTATAGAAAATGTCCGGGACTTGCCACGTTTAATACTGGTAATTCCGTTTGTGTGCTTGACCCGGGAAAGATAAAGGCCATTATATTGACCATTCATGGTCATAAATTACCGAAAGAGAAGACTGCGGAGGCTATTGAGGCCGCTTGTCATGCGGACAGACCGGACCGTATATTCCCTATCAAGACTATTGTTGAGTATGCCCCTTCCGGCGGTGAGGCTCAGACCTCGGCAACCGGTTATGGACCGACAAAGGTGACAAGCTATTCAGCTAAAAATGATGTGTGGACTTTGCAGGATTATGATGCCAGCCTAAAAGCTAATCTGATGGCTGCAAAGAATGTGGCATTTGATTCTTATTTTGTGGACGAGAACAATATTGTCTACGGGATGAATGATGGTACTGATGAACTTGCTGGAATACCATTGTCCGGCGTATATCCTGGGGGGCAGGATTGGGATTCTTCCGGTACAGAGGCAAACCTTACGGTTGCCACAATGTTCAAGGATTACGAGAAATATATCAAGAACGCTGATGTTTCAGCTTACGATTTTGATGTGGTTGAAGCATTAAAAGGGCTTGTATATGTGGACTTGAAATCAACGGAATCCGGGAAATATAAGTTGGTTGAACATTTTGGCAAGCTTGACATTACGGAATATTATGGTGCTCTGTTGCAGACAAATGCGGAAACGGCCCTTCCGTACGCTACTGGCGTATCTTACGCTGATGGGGTTATATCCGCTACCGGTACCGTGAAGCTTGCAAAGCCTTCTGTTTTGCAAGGTGTAGGTATAACTGGAATTGAGGCTTGGTCATGACGGTGGAAGGCGTTACTTTTAATGAAAGGCTTGTGCGTAAGATGAAAAAGAAGGAGTTTGTTGATATGCATAAAAAGGTCTTTTTTCTTGACCGAACTGCCGAGAATAGAGAAAGTCTACTTTCTGATATATATGATAGGATATGCGGTGTCACCACTCGCAGCAGGAACGTGGATTCTGTTCTGTAATATATTTATTAGGGGCGTTCATTCGCCCCTAAATTGTTATTAGGTATGGCTAGCATAATAGAGGCTGAGAGAAACTTTGATGAGCTTGTGGCGGGATTTGAGCCTATGATACGTGATATAATGGCTGCACAGAAAAAGGAGGTGCAAGTATATATCACGGAACAATTGTACTCCGGCTTGAACGGAAATGACAAGCCACTAAGACCTACATACCTTAATGACCCTTATTTTAAAAATAAGGAATCCGGCAAATGGTATAATAATGCCCGTGGTTACATGATATGGAAACAAGGGATAACTCCTCCGTATGCCTCTTCGTGGCTTGGAATTCCCAGACGGTCTGCTGAAACTCCGAATCTGATAATTAGAGGAGATTTTCATGATTCTATTACAGCGATACCATTTGATAAGGGTCTTAGGATAGAAAGTGTAGGAGTTAGTTTCAGCGGAGATATAGAAAGAAAGTATGGGCAAGCAATATATAAGGTCGGTTCTTATGCAAGGAAGCATTTTATCGAGAAATATGTGAAGAAAGGCATTTCCGATTATTTCAGAAAGTTTGGTGTGGGATGAGTTGCTCGTGTGAAAATCGGAAGAGGATGGAGGATATTGAAAGGATGAGAGCTCTTGCCAAGAAAGTCGCCAGAATGGAGGGCAGAGTTTATATCCTCTATGAGAATGGCGGTATATTCGGCTTTGTCCCGGAAGGAGTTGAGTATAAAGGCGTGTTTGTTGAATATGTGTGGTGTATATAAAGGAACCAACTTGCATTTAATCTTTTTGTATTTAGACTATTTCTAAATAATAACTATCTTTGTAATAGCGTGTAAAGTTGCACGCAACCCAAATCAAGACGTTATGGCAAATGATATTCTTATTACCCATTTGGTAGATAAAAAGGCTGTTGATGAATTAAAATCCCTTCAAGGTGAATTTAAGGCGACATTGTCTGAATACTCATCCTTGACACAGGAATTGGCAAAAGGCATAAAAATCCCGGTTCATAATTATGATGAGCTTACGAAAAAGGCAAAATCATTTGAAGATATACAGAATAAGCTTTCCGATACAGAGAAGGAGCTTATGAGAGTGCAACAAGAGTACAAGACCCTTATGAAGAATGTTGCCGAAGAAGTTAAAAAAAACACTAAGGAAGCTCTTGAACATGCGAAGGCAAATGATTTAAATGCACAAGCAGAGTTAAAAGCAGCCAAGGCAGAGACTGAACGGTTGAAGCAGCAGAAGTTGATGAATCAAGAAAAGAAAAAGTTGAAAATAACGACAGAAGAGGCTATATCTTTAATGAAGAAAGAAGTTCAATCCATCAATGAGGCAAAGGAACAAAATAAAATGCTTCGTTTGGCTGTTTCACAAATAACAGATGCAGAGGATAAGGATAATAAGATACGGCAGCAATTAAATAACCAGATAGCAAAGAATACAGAATATATACGAAGAAATTCCGATGCATATACTAAGCAGAAAATGGCTATAGGCTCTTATAAGAATGAAATAAAGGCCGCATTGGTGGAGCTGAAAAACGGGAATAATACTTTTAAAAATCTTGGAGTAGTAGCAAGGGGATTTGGCGGAATATTAAAGGCAAATGTCGCCGGTGGACTTGATGAAGTCCGTATGGGAGTCAGTAGCCTGATAAAAGGCATGGTTGGCGCCCAAGCTGTCATTGGAGGTTTTCAGAAGTTAATAGGATTGTTTAAATCAGGAATTCAATCTGTCGTTGATTTTGAGGCTGCAAACAGTAGATTGGCCGCAATTTTAGGGACTACATCAAAAAACATAAA